GAGACCACAACGCGTACATTCTACTAAATTATCCATTTGATTCTACTTTTTTAAGTTTTGGTAATTCTATTTTCTTTAAATCAGAAGCATTTGTTTTCTTTAATGAAGGTAATTTGATTTGTACTTCTTTAGGAAACTCAGGAATATATTGAGTAAATAATGAATCTATTTTATCCTTCATTTTATCCCAACTAAATTCATTTTTGCTTCTATAAGTCTGACGTTTGGCTTTGTCTGTATAGTTTTTAAGATTTTCAAATACATCTTTTAAGTAATGACCTATTTCACCATAATTAGGACTAAACCATTGTGATTCTTGTAATAAAAACTGATTAGCAGCACTTGGATGTACATTTTTCAATTCACCATTAATAGCTACTACAAACTCAGAACTTAAGAAATCCATATGACCACTCCAATTACTTACTATAATTGGTTTTTTAGTCAAACTAAATTCAAGTAATGGTCTACCAAATCCCTCACCTTTAGTTAAACTGATCATTGATTTTACTTTTGGGTGATTATATATTTGATTCATTTCTTCATCTGTAAACTCACCATGTAATAAATAAACATTTGGTAAATTTTTAGAGTCCACTGTATCTTTTATCTGTTGAATTTTATTTAAAATAATTTCTCTATCAACATATGATGAAACAGCACTTGAAGTTTTTAAAATTAAAGCTGGTTTTTTAGATTTATTTTTAAATGTTTCAAAAAATGCTTTAATTAATAAACCAACATTTTTTCTATCTTCACCTATATCACCATTGATCCAATGTCCTACAAACAAATAACCAAAATCTTCCTTAACACTATCTAAAGCTTTAGATATATCATTTTGAGGAATACTATCTAATACTTTGTAAATATCAAGATTAGCGCCTTCAAATAATACTTCAACTGGTTTATTTAATTCAATAATACCTTCAACTTGATTAGTTTGTTTATTACGTTTCTCAAATTTACTATTTTGAAATACTCGTTTAGAATGTTCTGATGATACTAAGGTTATATTCATTCTGTTAACACCTTCAATCCAATCAGCAGCACAAATTGTAGACTCAATACCTGCTGTACAACCAATATTATATACACCTACTGGAGTAAATTCATTTGGTACTGTTACCTGCATCCATATTTCAGGTTTTTTAGGTAATTGAGGGACATTTAAATTATAGTTATATAAAAACTTCCACTCAGGATTGTCATTACAAAATCCCCAGGCACAATCACCCCAACGTTGAGGAATTAATTTAACATTATATTTATCTAATTCAATAATTGCTTTGATTAGATCACGACTACGCGCTCCATAACCTGAATATGTGTCATATGGAGAACTTATTATAAATAACGGTTTACTCATTTTAGTAAATTAATTTATGGTTTAAAACTCTTTTTTTAACTTCGTTTGTATTAATGAATTCAAATTTTTCTCTTGGTTTCCAAGTAGCAAATAACTCATCCATAGCTTCAATAGCTCTGTTAGCCATTTTCTTACTAGTGAGACCTGCTTCATCACTTATAGCCCATTGTCTGCCTGCTAATCCTCTTTCTACTCTTTCACTGATTGACATCCAATATAATTCTTTAATACGTGTTGTAGCATCTTCTGGTCTACATCTGTCATCAAAGATATAAGGTGTTGGAGGTGAACCCATAATTGAACTGTTACTTGGATAAACTGGAAATGCCCATTTACCATGTTTTTTATAAGTACCTCTATGGTTTGAAGGAACATTAGCGTCAAAATCAATCCATTCACCTTTATCATTTTCAAAACGCATTTGATCTTGCATTCCACCTGTTACATTAGCAATAATAGGTAATCCAGCTAATAACGCTTCAGTTAAACTTAATCCCCATCCTTCATTTGAAGTTAGTAAGATTTGAGCATCAGCCAAATTATATAAGAAATTCATATGTTTAGCATCTTTAACATTAGTTGAGAATATAATATTATCCTCAAACCCATCAAAGAATAACTCTTTAACTGCTAATAAATCAGTTCCATGCTCACTTACTAATTCAGTATGTAATACTAAAGCGCATTTTTTAGCTTTGTCTTCAGGTAATGAATCTAAAAACAATTTAAACGCCATCATTGTATCAGGTATTTGTTTACGTCTGATGTTTCTAGAATTAAAGAATAAAACAAAATCATATTCTTTATTTTTAAAGAATTGTTTTTTAAACACATTAAATTCTTTCCAATCTGGGTCTTCATCAGTTAATGGTCTGAATGTTTTTTCATTTAAACCATGAGGAACATACTTAATGATTCTGCTTTTAGCCTTATCACCTAAAACTAATTTATTAATATTTACTGTTTGTTTTGAAATACCTAACAATGCATCACATGCCTCATAATATGGTTTATTATAATGAGGTGCAGGTAAGTCATCCCAAATATTTAAATATACAATAGGAATTTGTTTTCTAATTTCATTTTCAATATTAAATAACCAAACAAAATATCTTGGGTCAGTAATTAAGAAAATAGCATCTGGTTTTTCCATCTGTATTAATTGACGGATCAAACCTATATCACCATATCCATTAACTGGATATAGTATGATTGATGAATCATTTATCTCAGCATGCATATTTGTGTCTTGAGATAAATCTAATCGTTTACCTACTTCTGGGTGATTGATAGCTCCTGCTACATTTACCCAATTAAAATGATGGGCTGTGTTTACTACTAATTCTCTAGCTACTGTAGCTACTCCTGAATGTACTCTGATGTCGTCACATATAAGGAGGATCTTCTTCCTATCTTTTTGAGGAATATAACCTGGTTTGTTACTCATAAAACTTATTATTTATCTAATTGATGATTGTGAATTAATTTTCTAAATGACTCGTCTTTAAGATATAAATCTATAGCTCTGTCAGTTAGTTTCTGTAATGAGAATTTACGTTTGATACATTCAACTTTAAATTGTTCAAACAACTCATTATTAACTTTCACTGATGTTAATATTTGTTCTTTTGCCATAACTATATTTTATATATAAATATATATACTTTTACCTAAGATACACTTTTATCACAAAATTCTTTTTTAGAAGAGAATGGACAATAAGAACAATTCCATTTTGAAGGATTTGCTGTGTATTCTCTATCTTTTATAGATCCATCTGTATTAAAAACATCCTCAATAAAAGTAGTCACATTGGTAATTGCTTTTTTAGTTTTGATTTTACCTGATGGAGGAGAAAATAGTTGAACTCGCTTTTGAGGAAATTCAGATTCAGTATATATTTTACGTTTAACAATAAAAAACTCTACCTCAATACTATCAGGATCTACATTAAATTGTTTACTTAAAAATTCTTTATATAAAATTAATTGATACTGCTTATTTTCATCCTTTTTCTCTTTATCACCCCATCCTCTAGTTGATGTTTTAATGTCAATAATTTTAATAGTATTTGTAGGTTCATGATATAATACTAAGTCTAAGTATCCTTTGTATAATACGTTTTTATAACGTTTATCTGGGGTTAATACAAGTGGAATCTCACACCCAACCAAATACCATCCTTGTTTACCAAAATACTCAGCTTTATGTTTTTTTACCCATTTTATTATTTCTAACCCATCATCATGAAATTCTCTTAATTCTTGAGATGAGGAAAAATGAGCATTATTATTTTGTTTATAAGCTATTTGGTATTGTTCTATAAATTTAGTTTTAAAATATTCCTCAATATCAAACTTATCAGCCTCAGCACTACTTTTTTCATAAAAAATAGTTAAGTAATGTTGAAATGTCTCATGTAATGCTGTTCCAAACACAGTATGAATACTAAATGAAGGAACAACAACTCCATCTTTATATTGTAGTTTCCATTTATGTGGGCAACTATTATATGTAGACATCTGACTATAAGATATACTACGTTGATAAGCATAGTTTATCTCCATCAAAGGCTGTTGTCGTATCTGTTTTACTATTTTAGGTAATGATTTACTCATTTATGATATATGTTTCTTATAGCTGCTCCTAACTCCATATCATTAGGATATAACTCAATAAGTTTTTGAATTTCAGGAATTATAGACATTTCTTTTTTACAATATTGAGCAGCATCTAATAACTCCTCATACAAATGATTCATGTAGTTATCTTTATTATTTTGATCAAGTGTAGTATTATATTTTTTAATACCACGCTCACTTCTAGATTTTAAATCTTCAATAACTGCTTCTGTAATTTTATCTCTCATTTTAGTAGTTTTTTAATTTCTTTACTATCAACACCAAAATCAGATAATATATCTTTTATTTGGTTTTCATTAAGTAAATTTAAATACTCAATAGCTTCTCTACTTGAGCATTCAAAATATGTTGTAATATATTTTATTAAATCTTTATTTGGTTGTTTAATATTTGACTTAATATACTTAGACCAAAATTGTTTTTTAGGAAGTAAATCACAATATATTTTATAATATTTTTCTTTCTCAGTATAAGGAATAGT